AGCAACAATATCAAAAGTTGTGAATGTAGCTTCAATTGTTGCAAGCGGTATTAATGCAGTAAGGAATATAATTAAAACACAAGTTCCGGGCGGTGGTGGTGGAGGATCTGTGCCATCAGTTGCCGGTGGCGGTGGTGCTCCAGTTGCTGCTCAACCTACACCTACAGTCACAGCGCAAGCGTTAAATGCTCAAGCTATTAACCAGTTAGGTAATCAAGGGATGAGAGCGTATGTATTAAATAGCGATATAACTAATAATGAACAACGAAACGCTTACCTGCAGCGAAATGCAAGGATAGGATAATATGAATACTTTACCATTATACAAGCTTACAATCAAAGAAGATGAAGAAGCTATACAGGAAGTCAATGCAGTCGCATTGGTAGATATGCCGGCAATAGGTGAAAACTTTTTTGCTTTCAATAAGCAGCTTTTTGTAGAGCCGGGGCCTACAGAATCTGAAGAAGAATTTATTCCGCGTTGTATTGAATACATGATCGGTGAAGGCAAAGATCAGGATCAGGCTGCAGCGGTGTGTTATTCTATGTGGGAGAATAGGAATATGGAATCTCAAGACCTTCAGGAAAGCTATACAGATTACCCGAAAGCTGCAAGTGAAAATCCGAAGATCGCTTTGAGGTGGGCGGAAGAAAATGGATGGGGAACATGTGGCACTCCAGGAGGTAAGGCGAGGGCAAATCAGTTAGCAAACGGTGAGCCGATCAGCCGTGATACGATCGCGCGCATGGCAGCATTTGAACGACATAGACAGAATAGTCAAAAAGAGTTAGGTGATGGATGTGGCCGACTGATGTGGTTAGCGTGGGGAGGTGATGAAGGTATTGAGTGGGCGCAAAGGAAGTTAGCCCAAATCGATCGGGAGCAAAAGATGAAATTTAGCGTAATTAATGAAGATGAGCGGGTAGTTGTAGGGCCGGCAATGATCCCAGACTTGCCTATCTATCGCAAAGATGAGACCGGCGAATACTTTGTATTCTTTGACAAAAAGACTATTGAAACGATCGCTCTTAAATTTTATGCTAAAGGCTTTCAGCAAAATGCGAATGAGATGCACGCTAAGGCGGTTGAGGGTATTACGTTTTTCCAATCGTGGATAGCAGACGAAAGCAAAGGCATACCGAAAATGAAGCAGTTTGAGAACCTTCAGGATGGAACGTGATTTTTAGGCGCAAAGGTTGAGAATGATGAAACATGGGCAAAGGTAAAAGATGGCACGTTTAAAGGGTTTAGCGTGGAGGGTATGTTTGATATGACAGAGATAAAAATGCGCAAAAGCGCTGATGAAATAATTGCCAAGCTCCGCGAGATGCTGGCGCATATTTAGGTAGTTGTTTTTCATGGTTTGTTTTGGTTTAAGTGGACACCCCCGGCTGTTTTTACGGCTGGGGTTTGTTTTTTGTATTTATAGATATGAGCACGAATCTGCAGCCGATACCTTTTGGACTTATTGCGATACAGCCGTATCTTGATTTTGTTTGTGAGAAAGGCTTTTCACCTATTGAGCCGGGAGATACTACCTACCAGAATGATGCTTTTGTAAATCCGCCTTCCGTTTTTGTAGATGGTCTTTTGCTTACATATTCTTATGTATTAGATAAAAGATATTTAACTTTTTTCCCATTAACGCGTACAATACAATTCAATAATGCTTCACTAGAGGAAGGTGAAACGGTGCAAATATTTTTATAATCAAACATACAAACATGAAAATCCTAGTACTTACTCAAAAGTTCAGCGGGTGCGGCTATCATAGATTGATGCTTCCCGTTTCCTTTATGCCTAAAGAATATGGCAGAATTACCGACACAATCACTGAAGAAGAATTAGCTGAAAAGAAATATGATATAGTTTTTGTCAATAGAATATGGGAGAAAGATGATCTCATTGAACTGCGAAAAAAGTACGGGTTTAAGTTAGTGGTCGATGTCGATGACTATTGGATATTAAATCATGATCATTTAATGTTTGATTCGTTTAATGCTTCTGGATATGCTTCAAGGCTTATTTTTTACATGAAGGAAGCTGATTTGGTTACCTGTACTCATGAAAGATTAGCCGAGGCGGTATCCGTACACAATCCGAATGTTTTAATCGTACCGAATGCCATACCATACGGACATGGTCAATTTAACGGAGAAAGATTTGCGACAGATGCTGTCAAGATATTTTGGGCCGGTGGCATTACGCATGATCAGGACCTTAAAATTTTACAGGCACCATTAAAAAGATTAAAGGGTAATGTTCAAATGGTGTTAGGTGGATATGCTGATTCAAATGACACGGAAAAGTACTATTGGAGACGAATGGCCAATTATTTCACAGCAAATAAGACTTTACCATATACTTTATTCAGAGGCCGTGAAGTATTTGAGTATTATGAGCTATTCAAATATGCAGACATAATGCTTATCCCTTTAGTAAGGAATAATTTTAATAAATATAAGTCAAATATTAAGATTTTAGAGGCGGCCGGTAAGGCGGTACCGGTAGTGGTGAGCGCGGTGCATCCATATTTAGATTTCCCGAATGATGTTGTTAATTACGTTAAAGATCGTGATGATTGGCTGAAACATATTAATAAGCTAGTAAATGATAAAGATTTGAGGGATGAGCATGGATCAAGGCTGCATGAATTTTGCCAAAAACATTACAATTTTTATGATATCAATCAAAAGCGGCAGAATGCTTTTCAGTCTTTGATTTTAAATTAAAATGGGGAAATATTTAAAACAAATGTATATATGGTTATGAAAAGTCCGATCGAATTATTACAAGAAGTTAAAAAGCTGGTTTTTCAGGAAGCCGCTCCAGTTCCTTCATATTCTTTGGAAGACGGAACTAAGGTCATGATTGATAAATTAGAGGTTGGCGGTGTTGTTACCCTCGAAGATGGTACACCTGCGCCTGCGGGTGAGCATACCTTAGCCGATGGTACTAAAATCGTTCTGGCTGAGGGTGGTGTAATTGCTGAGATCATGCCTAAAGAAGTTGAGGATAAGGTTGAGATTGATATCGAGAGCGCAGAAGATGCAAAGAAAAAAGAAGATGAGGAAATGAAGAAAAAGATCGAAGAGATGGAAGGTAAATTCAGTGCTTATGAATCTAACTTTTCTGCTCTGAAATCTGATTATGATGGATTGAAAGCTGCATTTGCTAAACAAAGCGAAGCCATGCAGGGACTGATTAATCTGGTAGATACTATGGTAAATGTGCCTTCACAAGCGCCTGCCGAAGTTCCTAACAGCTTCAAAAAGCATTCAGCTTCTACAAAAGAAGATAGAATAAAAATGTATTCCAATTTCGTTTCACAATTTAAAAACAAATAAAGATGGGTTTTTTAGTAACAGGCATTCCAGCCTACGTAGAACAAAATGAGCAACAGCTCGTTACTGCATCGCTGTTTGAGGCCCGTACTCAACAGCTTATCCTTGCTGAAGGTAATGTGATGACAGGGGTTAAATCTTCTGAGACTATCAACAGAATGGAAACTGATGTTTTCTTCCAAGATGATAGTTCTTGCGGATTCCAAGCTTCTGGCACAACTGAGTTCACTCAGCGCACATTGACTGTAGGTAAAATTAAGACTCAAGAGATCATTTGTCCGAAAGATCTTGAAGGAAAGTATCTGCAAAAGGCTTTACCTGCAGGATCTTCTTATGATACAATGGTTTTTGCTCAAGAATATACAGCCCGCAAAGCCGGTCTGATTGCCGAAGCTTTAGAGACTGCGATCTGGACTGCTACTGGTAGCGGATATGGTGGTACTAACGGACTTTTGAATAAGTTCAAAGGTATCAAACAATTGGTATCTGATGCTGGTGGTAGTGTTGTAGATGCTAACGTAACTGGTTACTATGGTGCCGGTGCTCCCATCACAGGTATTGATTCAACTACAAAGGCAAAAGGTGCAATCCTTGCGGTCATCAAAGCTCTGCCTGCACGTATCAAAGGTAAAACTGATGTTCGCATATTCTGCGGATGGG